CGGCAGTATATCAACTTCCCGACCTTTCTGCAATTGGAGAAGCAGGTGTGATTCGTCTTGTCGTTCGTGATAAGAAGAATGATACTTCTAACGAATACTCCATCGTGGTTGGTGAGACTGATAATGAGTTCATCTTCAACTTCAAGGTTGAGAACATCAAGATTATTCCTGGTGCCTATGATGTGGTTGTGTCAGAAAAATTACTGTCACAGTTCAGCAATACCAAGTACAATCTGAAGTATTATATTGCTCTAGAACCCGATTCAGATTTCTCTTGATGCTATTTCCTTATTATTTGACTCCTGAAGGCAAACAGATTGTAGAATTAGTTGCAAAAGCACATTTTCAAGTGAAGGAAAATATTTCCTGGTGTGCTGGAGATAATTATGCTGGTGCAGTCATACTGGAAAATAAAACTTTCTTTATCTGCACCAAAACTATTTTAAAAGGTTCAAACCCAAACCAATACTTAAATGAAACTGTTTATCACGAAGCGGTTCATGTGGTTCAAGCATGTAAAGGCATGAAACCAATTGGAATTCCTTTAGGTCAAATGCCATTGCCTTCAACAAAAATGGGAGACATTAATCGATCAATATCCCTAACCAAAAAAAAGTGGATGCGACAAATGGAATATGAAGCATTTTGGTTGGAGGATAAACCGAAACAAGTCATTTATTATTTGAAAAAGTTCTGCTTTTAATTATGAACATTTTTGCCAATGATCAGTGTCCAGTGCTTTCTGCTGTGGCACTTCCTGATAAACACATAGTGAAAATGCCCCTGGAGACCTGTCAGATGGTCTCCGTAATCTTCTCCAAGTGGTACTATGATTGGGGCACCATTCCCAAGAAGGACGGCACCCCATATAATACAGAGAAGGGTGCGTTCCGTAATCATCCCTGCACTCAATGGGCGGCAAAATCCCACGAGAACCTTGCCTGGTTGATTCGGCACGGATTTGCCCTTTGTAATGAGTATCGGCATCGTTATGGCAAAGACCACGCTTGTATGAAAGGACTTGAAGTGGCAGAAAATATCTTTGCTACTAAAAGTGGAAAGGAGATTTCTATCTACAAAAATGTGGTAGAATTCACAAGGGCAATGCCCGACGAATACAAATTTGATGAAAGTATTGATACTCCAACAGCATATCAAAAGTATGTTGCGTCTAAACCTTGGGTTGCGGAGAACTATCTCCGTATTCCTTCTCGTAAACCTGAATGGGTATGAAAGTTTGTAGTAAATGCAATCAACTTTTGGATGACTCTTGTTTTTCACCTTCTAGTGGTGGAAAATATTTAAGACCAGAATGTAGAAAATGTGGATACAAGTTATCTAAAGAAAGAAAACTTCTTAGGGAAAAATATGGAGATCCTCCAACTGGATATCATTGTCCAATATGTTTGAAAACTGAAGAACACTTGAAAGGTACTGGTGGAAATGCTAGTATATGGGTTATAGATCACGACCACAAAAATAAAAAATTTAGAGGACATTTATGTCATAATTGTAATCGTGGTTTAGGTGTTTTTCAAGATGATATTGAAAGAATTAAAAGAGCAATTGAGTATTTAAATTATGAACAAACGAAATGACTTTTTGTGGGTGGAATCTTACAGACCTCAGACTATTGAAGATTGTATCCTTCCAGAAGGTATTAAGAAAACTTTTAGCGACTTTCTAAATAAAGGTGAAATTCCAAACTTGCTCCTTTGTGGTCCTGCCGGATGTGGTAAGACTACAGTAGCAAAAGCACTATGTAATGAATTAGGGGTAGATTTTTATGTCATTAACGGATCCGACGAAGGTAGATTCCTTGATACTGTCCGAAACAATGCGAAGAACTTCGCTTCGACCGTCTCACTTTCTTCAGATGCTAAACACAAAGTCATCATCATTGACGAAGCAGATAACACAACCAATGATGTACAACTCCTCTTACGGGCATTTACTGAGGAATTTAGTAGGAATTGTAGATTCATCTTCACCTGCAACTACAAAAACAAAATCATTGAACCCCTCCACTCCCGATGTGCAGTTGTCGAATTTGCGATCACAAATAAAGATCGACCAAAAATCGCGTCACGATTCTTTAAGCGAGTATGCGAAATCTTGGCTAAAGAGAATATTAAATATGACGACAAAGTAATTGTAGAATTAGTTAATAAGCACTTTCCAGATTGGCGTAGAGTTCTCAACGAATGCCAAAGGTACTCTGTTGGTGGTGAAATTGATTCTGGTATTCTTGCATCTTTTTCTGATGTTGCCGTAAATGATCTCATCAAACATCTCAAAGATAAGAACTTTTCTGAAGTCCGAAAGTGGGTGGTCGCCAACCTGGATAACGATTCTTCTGTCATTCTTCGCAGGATTTATGACTCCTGTTATACTTGTCTTTCTCCCCAAACTATCCCTGCTGCCGTTCTTATTATTGCTAAGTATCAATATCAAATTGCGTTCGTGGCTGACCAGGAAATTAACCTCCTAGCAGCACTCACTGAGATTATGTGTGAATGTGAGTTCCTATGAGACCTGAAACAAGAGAAGCAATGGAAATGCTTTTTGCTGCTAAGTGGAACCTTCCAAAGGCAGCAGAGCATTGTAATCTTACTCATAAGGAGTGCAAGATTGTGTTTAATGAGTATTGTAATTTTCACCCAAAGACTTATGATCAATCCTCAACTATTTGATTTTCCTTCCATCTTTGGGGTTGTCAAATCTACAGATGGATTGAAAAGAAATCAAACTCGTCCTTTGAGGGCAGAAGTTCAAGAAATTGGAATCGCAAAGTATAGTGGTGGTCAACTACAATATATTGGTGACAAAGAAAATGGGAGAGACTTTTACGGTATTGTAGATAATCTTTATTATGAATCTAAAGGTATGGATGGATTGTTTCAAAAAAGAGTCCCATACACTAAAGAAATTACATTGAAAAATTTTCAGGGTAATAATTTAGGTCTTCCTGAAAAGACTTTTGATTATATGTTTCTTTGGGATACTAAAAATTATACTGTTGGTATTTGTAATTGGGATGCTTGTATGAAGCATACTATTGTTAAAGATGCAACAGTTGCATTTCGAGTTGATTATGGCGACATTACCTTTTTGGCAAAAAATGTTGTTCCAATAGAGAAGCAAGATTTTTCTATTAAACTTTATGAATTAATTGAGGAACTATTATGAAATCATTGAAAACACCCCTCAGGTATCCTGGCGGCAAGTCCCGTGCTTGCGTCAAGATGGACCCATATTTTCCGGACTTACGAGACTATGATGAGTTTCGGGAACCATTTCTTGGTGGTGGAAGTGTTGCGATTCATATTACTAAGAAGTATCCAAACTTGGATATTTGGGTGAATGATCTTTATGAACCTCTGGTAAATTTCTGGCAGCAACTTCAGACATTTGGATATGATTTGAAGAGTGAATTGGTTGATCGTAAACTTGCTTATAATACTCCCGAACTTGCACGAGAACTCTTTCTAAAATCAAAGGATCACGTTAACGATAAAACTCAATCAAACTTTAATCGTGCTGTTGCCTTCTATATTGTTAATAAATGTTCTTTTAGTGGACTCACTGAGAGTTCATCATTCTCACCGCAGGCAAGTAACTCAAATTTCTCTTTGAGGGGAGTATACAAACTGCCGGAATATTCTAAACTTATTGAGAAGTGGCGTATAACTAATTATTCCTATGATTATCTAATGGATGGAAACAAAGGTGCGTTTATGTATCTTGATCCTCCTTATGACATTAAGGATAATCTCTATGGGCGCAAAGGATCAATGCACAAAGGATTTGATCACGATAAGTTTGCTGCTGATTGCGATGCTAATGATATGGATCAGTTAGTAAGTTATAATTCAGATCAACTTGTAAAGGATAGGTTTAAGAATTGGAATGCTGCCGAGTTTGACCTAACTTATACGATGCGTTCAGTTGGTGAATATATGAGAGAACAGAAAGAACGAAAAGAACTTTTGCTATTCAATTACACTAAAAATCCAAAAATACAATTTAATTTTGATGGATGTTATAATTATGATAGATTAAAGAAAGAGGGATTAGTTGATGAGTGAACTTAAAGATTGGTTAAACTCGATCAATCAAACAAAAAAGAATCTAATTGATGAAGATCCATCACTTGAGAAGGATTATGCTCCATATATTATCAATCGTTGTTTCTCTGGGCACATTGATTGTTTGATGTATGCAAATGAAATGAATAAGTATCATTTCCTTCCAAAGAAGATGCAGTATGATTTTTTTATAAATATTCTGAGAGTTAAAAAGAGATTTTCTCCTTGGCTCCGTAAAGATACGATCAAAGATCTTGATTATGTAAAACGTTACTATGGTT